TCAGGGGGCCTTGAAGGCTCCGGCGGCTTGGAGGTCCCTGAGGTCGCGCAGCTCGCCAGGATCGCCCCCAGCGCCAGCAGCAGACCCAGACGCATAGCCCGCATCGAACGCGCCACGGCATTGTCCTTTCCAGAAAGCGGAGATCTGCGCGGCGTCGTCCCGCTCATGATCGGCCGCCGCATTGATGATGTCGTCCCGCGCCCGGATCTCGGCCGCCGCATTGCGCAGCGCATCCCGCGCGGCGAGCAGCGCCTGATCCCTGACCGCGATCTTGTCAGCCGCGCGGTCCAGGCGGGCCTGGGGGCCGATCAAAGGGGTGAAGTGATAGCCGGCGACCACCAGGGCCACGGCCGCGCCTGCGCCGGCCAGACGGAGCGCCAGGGCTGAGCCAATCACAGCCACAACCCCTGTTGAATGGCCGAGCCCGCCTTGCCAGCCTGGGTCAGGACCTGCTGGCGCATTCGCGGGGCGAAGCTGATGTGGACCACCTTGCGGCTGGTCTCCAGGATCAGCTGGTCGAACTTGATCCCGCTGTCGCGAATCCGCTTGGCCACCTCGTAGGCGCTGAGGCCATGGACCATGATGTCGGCCGCGTTGCCCTGGGCATGGTCGGAGGTCTTCACCCCGCCCACGGCGCGGTTCACCGCCGGGTTGCGATAGGCGGAATTTACGGTGATCGGGCGATCGCCCAGCAGGGTCCGCACCTTCTCCAGGTTGGCGGCCAAGCGCTGCAGGTTGGCCTGGTGCGCCTTGGTTGGGGTGTTGGCGATCTTCAAGGCGTCGGCCGTGTCCGATCGCGTGAACTCGGCCAGGGTGAAGTGCGGGCTCAGCTGCACGCTGGCCTCCTTCTGTTGAGGTGGTGGGGAATGGCGGCCATCACGCCGGCCGCCAGTGCGTCAGTCGTCGTCGCGCTCAGACCCGATCGCCAGCCGGCCGAGCTTGGTCTCGGCCTCGACCTTCACGGCCGCCAGGCTGACCACGATCACCATCACGGACACGGCCTGGAAGATGGCCAGCCCGCCCAGCAGCTTGAGCTGCAGGGCCTGGTGCTCCACCTGCCAGCCGCCCCGCCACAGGATCAGGATCAGCGCCAGCTCCAGGCCGCACAGGGCAGGGCCCGCCAGGATCAACGCCCACAGGCGGATCGGCGCGGCCAGCAGCAATGATTTCCACACCAGGCGCAGAGACGGCCCGCTGCGGGGCCGCGGAGGGGGGCGCTGGCGATGAACCCAGGCATAGCACCCACCGGCCACGGCGATGGCCAGGGCGAGCAGGACGAACCCAGCCCACATCACCCCTGCCCCCGGATGCCGATCGCCGCCAGGCCGGACACGACGATGGCCATCAGCCAGGGCGCGTACTTCGTCACCCAGGCGCCAACCCCCAGGGCGCCGTCCTGCCGGTCTCGCGCCGCCTCCAGGCTATCGATCCGCTTGAAGGCGGCGTTCAGCTTCTCGTTCTGGGCCTCAATCTGGCGCTCATACTCCCGCGCCTCAATCTTGATCACCCGCTCGCGCACATCATCCACCTTGAGCCCCATGGCTTCGACCTGACGGCCTAGACCGCTCACAGCGTCGGTCAGACCGCGAAGGGCGTGGATCTCGGCCATGCTCACAGCCTCAGGCTTGGCGACAGGCATCATGAGTTCATCGGCGGACAAGGCGGCCTCCGGGGTTGGGTACGAGATGGATGGAGCCGCGAACGCCGTTCGCCGCAGCGCCGGCGTCCCCCAGGGGTCGATCAGCTCGGCCGTTGAGGTTCTCCAGGCGATAGCGGTAGAGTGTCGGCCTCTCGATGCTGGAGCCGCACAGTGGACGCCGAGCTTCTTGCGCGCTTTGCCTTTGTCGCCGTGCTTGTGATCGGCCTGGGCAAGATCGTCATCTGGAGCCTCGATCAGGAGGCGGCGCCCATTCCAGATCGAGCGCCCAGGTGCGCCGGGCTTCTGCAGGTCATAAGCGACAACGGCGGCTGGATTTCAGAGACCGACGCCCCGCGAGAGGAGATCGCCGACGCAGAGCGCGGCGGCTACATCCAGAACGACGGCCTGCACGGCAACGGCTACCTTCTCACCAAGCGCGGGCGCAAGGCGCTGGCTCTGTGGTCAGGCCGACACGCCTAGCTCCGGCACGTCGATCTGGGCCTGGGCAAACACCGCCGCCTGCCCCGCTGCGTTCATGTGGATCAAGTCGGCCATGACCCTCGCCGCATCCCAGGTCACCCGGTCGTTGGCGTCGGTCACGGACGCGGCCACGTCGATGACCCGATGGGGGCCGAAATAGTCGCCCAGCACGTCGGCGTTCTGGTTGTCGCGCAGGGTCTGGGCTCCGGTGCGTGGGGGGAAGGTGCAAAGCACCGGCTCCGCGCCGATGGCCTCCACGGCCGCAATGATAATGGCCAGATTGGCGCGCCAGGCGTTCAGGTCCGTGTCGTTCGTCCCCATGGCGAGGACGACGCGGCGCGGGCGCAGGGCCTGGAGGTCGGTCGCCATCCGCAGCATGAAGTTGGCCGTTTCGTCCCCGCCGCGGGCGCAGACCAGACGGCGGCCGGGCTGGAGCGCGGCCAGCTGGTTCATCCAGCTTGAGCCGACGCTAGGATCGTTCGATCCCTCGCCATTGCTGTCGCCGATGAAGAGGGTGTCCAGGCGACGGACGCTGTCGGCCCAGGCGGCGAAATAGAGCGCCTTCACGCCCGACCCATCGTGATCAACCACCCCCGGCTTGCCGTGGAAGAAGGGGCGCCGCGACGGCGTCGCGCTGGCGGTGTAGTCGTAGGTCGCCGTCGCCGTCGCCTGGGTGCGGGCGTTCGTCACGGTCGCGGTGATGACCAGGTCGTCGCGCTTGACGGTCAGCATAAGGATGTCCCCGACCGTGAGCGCCGCCGACAGGGGCGCGCTGGTGACAAGGGTTCCGGCGCTGCTGGAGCCGTCATAGGTGTAGAGGCCAAGCGTGCCCGCCGCGCCGTCAATGATGGCCTGGCCGCCGGAGAAACCCTCCTGCGGGTCGGACGAGATGCCGAACGCGCCTGAGGCGTCCAGCACCTCCAGGCGCGCAATGATCGTGCGGAAGCCGGCGCTGGAATAGTCGTCGAAGTACGCCGCCACGTCCCAGCCGCCCGCGCCCGGCGCGATCAGGCCATCGCTCACGGTCCAGCCGCCATTCTCCACCCACCCGGAGGGCAGGCTCGCCCCGCGGAAGGTCTCGCGGACCTGATAAACCGGCGCGTTGAAATCGTCGCCGGCCAGACCTGTACCGGCCTCGAGCGCCGCCACGCGCGGGGCGAGCGCCTGACCATTGACGGACGCCTCGAAGGCCAGGGCGACCGTGTTGCTGGCGCTGGAGATCGTCGTCGTGTCACCGACGTTCACCAGTGCGGCGGCGGTCGTTGACCAGATCCCAGGCAGGGTGGCGGCGGCATAGCGGGGCCGGCCGCCGGACACCGACTTGAACCCGATCAGCGACCCGGCCGCCGCCACGAGGCCCTGGAAATCCGAGAAGGTCTGAACGCCGGACGCGCCCCAGGTCCAGAGGAAGGACGCGATCAGTTCATAGCTGCCGCCGGCCACCGGCGAAGACGCGCCATCGGCTGGGGCTGCGACAAACACCAGCCCGGACCCCGCCGCGCTCATGCGGGCGCTGAAGCTGTCCAGGCGACTCAGTGTCGTCAGATGGGACTTGGAGAACCAGCAGAAGCTGGCGCTCGCCGTCGCGCCATCGGGGTCGGTATCGCCGCCGTCGATGGCGGTCAGGTCAAGCCCCAGCCCCACCGCAAGCCGCGTGGAGGCCAGTCCATCTTGCGTGGCGGAAAGGCCGCCCGCCGTCGCCGTGGTCGTCGCCGTGACCGCCGCGAGTTGACCCGCGACGTTGTCGGCGTCGGATAGCACATCGAAGCTTAGGGCCACTGTGTTCGTGGCGGTCAAGATGTCGGCAGTGTCGCCCTCGCCGCTGACGTCCGCCGCATTGAAGTAGGCTGACGCGCCACCGGTCACATACCGGAGGAGCCCGCCAGTCAGCCATTTGTAGTGAACCCGCGCCCCGACAGGCAGCCACCGGCCGCCGAAGTCCAGGAAGGTGTTCGCTCCGGCCGCGACCGTCACAGGGAAGGTCGCCACAAGCTCATAGGTCGAACCGCTGACCAGCTCATAGACCTGGATTTCGCCAGTGCCGGATGCCGACATGCGCAAGCTCACGCTTGCCAGCGGCCCCGGCGCAGCCACCGCGGCCGCGGGACCGAAGATGAGACTCGTATTGCCGTTGGACGTGTTCGGCGTCGTGACCCCGATGGTCGTCGTGTCCACCCCTGAAAGATCGGTACCGAGGTGCGCCTTCACGGCCGGCACGGCTTGGGCCGAGGTGGCGGCGGCGTCCCGCGCCGCCACCGCCGCGTCTCGGGCCGCCTCGGCCTCGATGGTCACGTCGCCGGCCGGCGCGAACAGCGTCACCAGATGGCCGTCCGCCGCAAACCCGCCCTGGCCCGCCAGATAGGCCACCGGCACGGACCAGTAGCCGCCGGCGTCCGTGGGCGCGCCCGTGACGCTGAAAACCAGCAGCTTTCCTGTTGCAGCTTCCAGCAGGGTCCAGATCCCCTTGGGCGTCCCGGTCGGCGCACCGAAGGCCTCGATCCAGCCGGAGACGTCCGCCCCGCCGCGCTCCAGGTCGTCCACATAGATCGCCGTGGCCGAGCCGGGCACGCTGTCATTCAGGCGCAGACCGCCATCGCCGGGGTCACTCGCGTCCGTCTCCTCCGCAAAGCTGAACGACACCCCACCCGGATCACCCTTGGCCATCTGCTCGCGCAGCTTGGCCAGACCCGGGATTCGCTCCAGCGTCCCGTCCGGCAACAGGATGTCGACCTCGCCGTCGCCGTCCGGCCCGCCGTCGTGGGGCGTGGTGGTGAAAGCGAACTGGTTCAACACGAAGCCGTTCTGCCGCCCGAGCACGTTCAGCGCCGTCCGCATCGTCTCGGCCGGCAGGGCGTTGTCGCCCCCCAGCCAGTTCTGGAAGATCGACCTGGCCGCGGCCTTGGCCGCGGCCAGGTCGTCAAACGCCACCCCCTGGTCCGTCAGCAGGTCGAACAGCTGATCTACCATGGCCTCTGTCGTGATCGACGTCGGCATGGTCAGTTGGCCTTCGGCGCTTGCGACGGCTTGGTGGCGCGCTCAGCCTCGGCCGCCTCGGCCTTGACCGCCGTGCGCGCCAGATGGTCGCCGATCTCCCGGCCCTTCTGCTCGGCGCGCGCCTGGTGCAGCCGGTGTGCGAGCGCCGCGCGCGCCGCCGCCAACCGATCCTCTTCCTCGCGCATCTCGAAATACTTTTCGAGCAGCTGCGCATAGTCGTTCGCCGCCGGTTGAACCGGCGGAGGGGCCTTGGCCATCACGGCCTCCTATTTCTTGAGTTCGGTGACGACGATCGTCGTCTTCACGTGCTGGTTCGAGCCGGTGGAACCGCCGGTCTGGCTGCAGGTGACATGATAGCTGGCCGTGCCGGAGCCCGGCGTGTGCAGGCCGATGATCGGGATGGTGTGGGAAAACGGACCCTGGAAGGAAGATGAGCCGCGGTCCACCTCGATCCCGTTGCAGTAGAGCACCGCGATGACGCCGCTTTCGCCGCCGCCGGTCTGGGCCACCGTGCAGGCGACGCTCACGGTGTGCTGCGCGCCCGTGCTGGTGTGGTTGTGGGTCAGCACCGAGACCGGCGAGCCGGCGATGCCTGTTGAAGAGCTTTCGGAATGGGCGCTCAGGCTGGACACCGCGCCGCCCACAAGCGAGTCGGTGACGATCGAGCCGGCCGTGACCCGGTCAACCTCGAAGTCCGTGGCCCGCACCACCCCGCCGACAATCGAGAACGGGTAGACGTCCGTCGTGCCGTCGGTGAATCCCACTTCATCGAACAGGAACAGGATCGATGAAATCGTCCCATCGTTCTGTGAGAGGGTCCCGGCGACCTTCCCATTGACGTCCAACGCCAGCGTATAGGCCGCTCCGAAGTCCGACGACACCTGCGCCAGGATCGTGATCGCGCCCGACCAGGTCCCGCCAAACGCCACCTCCAGCTGCTGCAGGAACTGCGCCCCCGCGCTCTCGCTATCGACCCAGGTCCGAGTCTCCGCGATCGCCGCGGCCAGGTCGTCGCCGATCTGCGACACCACGGCGTCCAGGTGCGCGGCCACCGTAGAGCCTTCGCCCTCGTCCCAGATCAGCGTGTCCTTCTGCAGGATCATCGACTGGCCGTCTTCGCCCTGAACGGCGATGGCCTTGGTCCGCGTCCAGAGGGAGCGGTCGCCCTCCTCCCACATCTCGTCTTCGTCGATCAGGATCCGCTTGACCCGCCGGCCCTGATGGAACGTCTCGGTCAGCATCTGACCGCGCTCCTCGTCCAGCCGCAGATAGGCCTCCGCCAACCCCGCCGTCAGCGCAGACCCCTGCGCTGACACGCCCTCGAAATAGGCCACCAGCTCTCCGGGCGTGTAACCGCCAATCTCCCGCACGCCGCTGGAGATCAGATCGCCGGTCGTGACAATGCCCAGGTCCAGGCCAAGATCGCCCTCGACGCCGCGAGCCGAGCGGTAGCGGATCCGCACGTGATAGGGCGTGCGCGGCAACAGGCCCCGAAGTTCGATGCGCCGCACGCTGGCCGGGTGCTCAGTCGAGACCCAATCGCCGTACTGGCCAGCGCCCAGGTCCAGCACCAGGCGGTGATCAGCGATCACGCCAGAGATGGTCGGATTGTCGATCTCGCCGGTGACGATGATCGCCGGCATGGCCCCGTCAGGCCCCTCTAGCACCCCGCCCACGGCCACCCAGCTGCCGAGGTCCGGCGCGCCCACATAGGACGGGTCGGCCCCGTCGAAGCCCGGCGTCGGCGGCGCCACGTCAGTCCGCCCCAGGGCGAAGTCGTGCTTGGCGTCCGTCTCGGTCTGACAGACCGAGGTCACCATGCCGCTGTCCGGATCGATGGTCCGACCCAGGATCAGGACCTTGCGGTTCTCCAGCCCGATCTCCGGCTCATCCACGGTGATGCAGTCGCCAGGCTTGTAGCCCACATAGCGCGGCTTGGACGGCAGGACGATCGGGCCGATCTCGCGGCTGTTGACGATGTCATAGGCCGCCAGCTGGGCGGCCTGCGCCGGGTCCTGGACCAGGGAATACTCGACCTCGCGCGAACGGCGTTCGCCGCCGTCCTCGGTCACATAGGTCGTCGCGACCACAGGCGCGTTGGCCACCACCTGCCACTGGTGCGCCTCCGAGCGATAGCGGGGGACGATGGTGTTGATCCGCGCCCGCCGGCTCTGGGTCGCGGTGATCTGCGCCTCGCCCAGCAGGTCAGCGCCGGTCCAGGGATCGCTGGCGTTCAAGCTGACCCGGGGCGCATTGACGATGCAGCTGATCCGCGCGCCCAGCTTCATCGGCGCGCCACCGCCGGCCTGCAGCATGGCCTTCAGCGCTTCCCACTTGGAGTCCGCCGAACTGACCACGCCACCGGTGATCCAGCCGTTGGCCTCGCACACATTGGCGCCCTCGACGAAGGCGGCTACGTCGATCATCTCCAGGGGCGCGCCAAGTCCATGGGTCAGCACCCCATTGGCCCGGCGGCCGATGCAGAAGGTCAGGCCCTGCAGGAACGGGTTGTCGGCGCCCTCAAAGGTCCAGGTCGTCTCGTCATCCGACCGGCAGGCTCCAGAGCCCCCCGGATAGGTGCTGTCCAAGCGAGGGTCATAGACCGCCACCCCATTGACCACCCAGGTCGGCTTGGGCGCCCCGCCGGCATAGATCTCCTGGTCGTAGTGCAGCACGAACCACGAGGCAGCCAGGCCCGACACCTTGTGATCGTCCGTCCACTCCGGAATCCAGCCGTCCGGCACGCCAGGATAGGGAAAGGGTCCGCTCGGCTTCGCGCCCAGCTGGTGGCGGGTCCACATGGCGCCGGCGAACTTGGTGTTGGTCGCCAGCTCATCGGCGAAGGTCACCAGCTCATCATTGGCCGACAGGCTCTCGATGCTCTGAACCGGCCCCGCCGACAGCACGGTGCAGAAGGCCAGGTGCGAATTCTTGTTCGCCTCGCCCGAGGTGTTGGCGTGGACAATCACGCCGCCGGTCCCGGTGCGGCCCAGCACCATGGGGATGCCGGCATTGGGGTCGGCCTTGAAGTCGATTTGCGAGCCGCCGCTGTCGCCGGCGCCGATCTTCGGCGGCCCGGCCAGGGCGCCGCCCACGGTCGCCACCAAGCTCCAGGCGCCCACCGCCGCCCCGAGCCCGGCCGCGCCGCCCAGCGCCAGGACCGCAGAGCTGACCGCGCCGGCGACGGCATAGCCCGTGGCCGTGGTGCCGACGATCGTCAGGGCCGCGCTGGCGGCCCAGGTGGCGACGGCTACGGCCGCTTGGGGCATGGGGAGGCCCTCCAGGCGATGGCGATGTCTCGCGGTTGCACGACGCCGCAGCGACCTTCCAGGAACCCCAGTGCGCGGCCGTTGCCGAGCGCCACCATCAGCGCCACCCAGCCCTCGCCCTCGTCGCTGTCAGCCTGCAGGCCGATCAGGTCGCCGACCAGCACCCGCGCTGGGGCGATGCGCGCCAGGCCGTGATCATCGACGGCCGCCGCCAGACTCTCATAGCCGGCCCGCTTCACCGCCCGCACCGCCCCAGTCAGGCTCGAATAGCTGCCGGCCTTGGCCAGGCTGACCTTGTGCCCCAGCCTCTTCAGGTGAAAGGCCGCCAGCCGGGCGCAGTCGTCCCGGCCCCAGGCCAGACGCCGGCCATCAAACCGCGCCAGGGTCGCCTGGGCGGCGGCCTGTCGGAGCTGCAGCGGGTTCAACGGAACACGCTCCGCGCCACATCGGTCAGCTGATCCTTCAGGTCGGTGACCACCCCCGGCCGAGGCTCGTCCCGCCCCCAGGGCAACTGGCGCTGGGTCGCGGTCACGAACTCCAGGCCCAGCTCCCCGGGCCAGGCGGCCTGGTGGAAGGCGTCGGACAGGCGCACGCCCTCGCGCACCTCGAAGAACCGCTCGAAGGCCGAGACCACCTCCAGCGTGACGCTCAAAGCCCCCTGCCCGACCCGCAAGGTCGGCACGTCCACCTCGCCCAGGAACAATGCCTCCGGCGTGCCGATCGGCGCCCCGGTCGACAGATCCGCCACCCCTTGCCAGAAGGTCACGCGCGCCCCCTGCCGGCTGGGCTGCGCCAGGGTCGCGGCGGCCGCGCGCGTGGGCGGCAGCAGGGTCACCTGCAGGGACGGCGCCTCGTCCTCCACCCCATCGGTGATCGCCTCCACCTGGCCCAGCACGCCATAGGCGTCATCCACGCCCACAAAGGTCTTGCCCGAAAAGCTGACCTCGCCCGCTCCTCGCAACAGCCGCAGCCACGCCCCGCCCCCCAGGTCCAACTCGAAGGCCTCGAACAGCAGCAGGGCGGGCGCGGCATAGGCCGCACCCTGTTCCGGCGAAAGGCTCATGGGCTATCGCGCCTCGGCTATGGAGAAGCTCAGGCCAACGAAGCGCAGGCGCTCCACCGACCAGGTGGGCGCGGCGTCAAGGAAGCCCTCGATCACTGGCGCGGCGAACGTCATCGCCCCACTCAGCGCCGTCCGCAGCCGCGGGGCCACGGTCAGGTCGCCGTCGTCATTGGCCGTGACCAGGTGCAGGTAGGACAAGCCGCCGGCTTCGAAACTGAACCACTGGCCGACCGCCACCGCGCCGGCGCCCGTCGCCGTAACGCTCAGGGACCCTGCCGAGCCGACACCCGTCACCCCGGTCGGCCCGACGCCGACCTGCGGCACAAAGGCCCGCACGGTCGCGCCGGCCGCCTTGGCGCCCATCTGCGCCGCCACCCAGGCCCGCGCGCAGGCCGCCGACTGGGTCGGCAGCACATAGGCGATCCGCAGCTTGTCGCCGAACCGCAGCAGGGCCTGATCCGGCCCCCCAAGGGCCGAGCGCAGGACGCCGCCGGCCTCCACCAGCTCGGGATCGAACCGCGTTCCCCGCGGCAGGGCCGGTAGGGAAACGCTCACCGCAGACTCCGCGAGGCCTTGCGCTGCATCTGCGCCGGAATGTTGGACCGCGCCGCCGCGAAGCTGGCCATGCCCGCCTCCGCCGCCCGCGCGTCCGCATAGCCCTTGAAGCTCTGCATCAGATCCTCCGTCACGACGGCGCCCTGGAAATTGGCCGGGAAGAACTGCTGGACGACGGTGGCCCGGGCCGTCGGCTGGGTTTGGCCGAGACCGCGCAGCGCATTGTTCGGCAGCACGCGAACGCCGTTCGCGGTGGACATGACGGGCTCCGGCCCGCGCTCGCCCACCACGCCCCACTTGCCCTTCGGAATCGTCCCGCCCGTGGCGAAGAGACCGGCGAAGCCGGGGATCAGGCTCGCCAGGCCCCGCTTGATCTGCGCAGCGGCGATATCGGCGATCATCTGCCGGAAGACATTGCGCGCCACGTCGCCGAGATCATCGGCGCTCATAGCCGCCTGGACCAGGCCATCGGTCAGCCGGTCGAAGCCGTTGACGCCGATACCCTCCAGGGTCTCGCGGAATCGCTCGGCGCTGGCGTGAGCCGCCAGATAGGCCTCCGCCGGTCCCTGCGTCCCTTGACGGACGGCTGCAGCCCCCAACGCCTGATCGCCCTCCAGGGCGGCCAATTGCCGCCGCGCCAGCTCCTTCTGCGCCCGGGTGGACTCCGCCGAGGCCGCCACGGCCTCCAGGCGCACCCGCTCCTCTTCGATCTGCAGTGCCAGGATGCGCAGCTCGATGTCCCGCCGCTGCGCCGCGGTCTCGGCCATCTGCGCCTGCAGACCCAGCCGGCGGCCTTCGATCGCGATTTCACCCAGGCGGTCGTCCAGCGCCTCCTGCGCCAGGGCCTCATCCCGCGCGCGGCGCAGATTGGACTCCTCCGCCGCCCGCACCGTCTCTTCGGCCGCCGCGACCCGGGCCGCCTGCGCCGCGGTCAGGTCGCCCTGCAGCACTGCATAGTCCAGCTCGGCCGCCCGCGCCGCCCGGTCCATGGCCAGCCCCTCCAGCTCCAGGGCCAGGCGCGCCTCGGCCTCGGTCGCCGTCGCCATCCGCGCCGACAGCAGGTCGAAGTCCGCCCGGATCAGCAGGTCCGCCGTCCGCTCCTGCTGGCGCAGCGCCTGGTCGGCCCGTCGCTCGGCCTCCCGCCTCGCCTTGCTGGCCGCCCCGCCGCCGCTGGCGCCTCCCACAGGGTTGAGCTGATCGCCGGAAAGCCCGAATCCGCCCGCGGCAGAGGTCGCCGCGGCCTGAGCCTCGGCGACTATGGCTTCGCCGGCCGCCTTCGTCTGGCGCTGACGTTCCGCATCGATCGCCTTGAACTCAGTCCGGAAGCGCTCCAGCAGGACCTTGGCCTGGCCCTGGGGATTGCCGCCGTCCAGCTTCTCATAGGCCTTGATATTGGCCTCAGCATAACGGGCGGCGGCGGCCAGCTGCGCCTCATTGGCCTTGCCTGGGCTTTCGGCCACGGCACGATAGTTTTGCGCCCGGAAGGTCGAGACGCCGATCGCGGCGCCCCCAGCGGCGACGCCAGCGCCAAGAGCGGTTGCCCCGGCGCCGGCTGCAGCGCCCGCGCCGCCCAGCGCTCCAGCGCCGCCCAAGGCGGCGAGGGCGAGCTGCGCATTCCGCGCGTAGGTTATGAGCTGAGCCAGGCCGCCGATCGCCGCGACGACTGGGCCGCCAGCAGCGACCAGGGCTAGCAGGCCGAGGCCCGCCGCCTGGGTTCCCTGCGGCAGCTCATTGAACCGGGCCAAGGCCTCAGAAGCCCAGCCCAGGACATCGTTGGCGACCGGCAGGAACTGCTCGCCGAAGGCCGCCGCGGCATCTCGCGTCTCGCCCTGCAGCTTCTTGAACTGGTTGGCGGTCGAATCGATCGTGTCGGACGCATTGCCCGCGGCGATCGAAGTCTCACGCAGGATGATGTTCGCCCGCGCGATCTGCTTGGCCTGCTCGGACGCCTCCTGCGCGCTGCCCTTGAAGCCCAGCCTCAGCAGCTCCGCTTTGAGGGCCACGTCATTCATCGTGACGCCCAGGGACTTCAGCGGTTCAGCCTCACCAGACAGGCCGCTGAAGAACTTCTGCGCTACATCAGCGTCGTTCAGATTGAACAGCGAACCGACATCGATGGCGCGGGCTTGCAACTCGCGGGTGATGGCGTCCGCCGTCGCAGCATCCTGGTCCTTCAGGAGCAGGCGAAACTTGATCATGCTCTCCTGAATTTCGAGCTGCGAGCGCCCGACTTCCTGGGAAAGCGTCTCGGCATAGGCCTTGGCGCCGGAAGCGCCCTCAGCGAACGCGATCTTGAAGGCGTCCTGGATCTCGCCGGCCGCAGCAGCGGTCTTGATCGAATAGCCGACGATGGCGCCCATCGCGACGCCAGCCAGCAGCGAGGCGCGCCCGAACCCAGCGCCAAGACCCTCACCCAGCTTCGACAGGTTCTTGTCCAGCTCGCGCTGGCGCCTTTCGATATCGCGGGAGGTCTTGTCGAACTTCCCCTGCGCACGCGCCAGACCCTTCTCCATGCCGCGGATGTCCGCCGAAAGGGTCAGCACCAGCTGCTCTAGGTCTCGCGCCATACTCGCCCCCTCATCCGTACTTGGCCACGAGGGCGTCATGCTCGTCTGGCGTCGGCGGCTTCACCGGCTCTTCGGCGCCGTTGGCCCGCGCCCAGCCGCGCAGCGCCTCGCCGAATTCCCAGAAGCTTAGGTCGTCTGTTTCCCGGGGCGTGAAGCCGATCGCCGCCCCTTGGCCGTAGAGGTGCCCGAAGCGGAGCTTGCCGTTCGGGAGCGCGTCTTCCTCCGCGTCCCCGTTTTGGTCTCCCCCGGCGGCGGAGACTCATCAGGCACGCCCACCACGCTGGCCATGACCACGGCCTGGGCCAGGGGCGTGAACTGCGCGAGGGGCAGGTCGTCAAAGTTGGACTTGAGCAGCTGATCGGCCTCGGCCACGGCCATGCCGCCGCCGATCAGGCCCTGGCGGATCACCTCGCGGAGGTCGTCAACGCGCCAGGAGCCGTCCGTGTAGCGGCGCAGCAGCTCCATGGGCCCGGCGTCGCACCGCTCCTGAACCGCACGCCACCGGCCGATGGGGAGACGGAACAGCCGCTCCCCATCGGCGAAGTCGAGTTCGACCTCTGCGGCGCGGCTCATCAGGTGTTGGCGTCCACAGTCACTTCGCCGTCGGAGGCCAGGCTGAGGGAGTTTTCCATCTTGCCGCCCCGGTCGCCGGTGATCTCGAAGTCAGTAAGGTGGAAGGCGCCTTCGAAAATCACCCCGCCATCGACGCTGGGCACGTCCACCACGATCTGGCAGTTTTTCGATTCCGGCGAGACAAACCAGTCGTAGAACTCTTCCACGTCCGGCGTGTTCAGGATCCCGGCGCCCGTGACGGCGACCGAAAGCCCGTCCTTCTCCCGCGCCACCCAGGCGATGGTTTCCGGATCGTCACAGTCGGGGATGTTGAAGTCGTTCGTGGTGGACGAGAAGCTGATGCCCCGCGCCGCGTTGATCGAGCAGAAGGCCGCGAAGACCTCCGGCGAAGCGCCATTGCCCACCTTGAGCAACAGCTTCACGCCACGGGCGTGTTTGACGGCCGCCATGGGCAGGCTCCTTCAGTTCTGTTTGGGGATGCGGCTTGCCAAAGGCCTGATCGGGCGACCCGCAGCGCGGGATGTCGCGCCGGCGCCTAGGCGGCGCTCGGCATGGTCAGATAGCGGAAGGTCATCACCACGTGGGTGGCCCCACCGGGATCGGGCAGGAACCGGCTGTCCTGATACTCCGCCAGAATGGTCTCATGACCTGCGATGGCCAGATCCGCCGCCAGCAGACTCCTGACCACGGCCTCCATGCGCCGGGCCTGAACCCTGGAGGGCGGATTGGGCCGGCTCCACAGATGCACGGTGGAGAAGATCTCCGACCCGTCCTGACAATCGTCGCCGTCGTCGATCACCTGGTCGTCGCCGATCAGGACATAGGGCATGGCGGCATTGGTCGGCGCGATCTCGTATGCCAGGACCTGCGCCAGCCCCATGGCCGTCGCCAGGGCGCCTGAGCCCCGCAGCGCCGCGGCCTGCGCCACAGCAAACCGCTCTGCGATGTCGCTCATGGCTTGGTCACCGCCGCGCCGATGGCGTCCTTGGCCGCCTTGTTCCGCGTGCGCTTGAAAGCCTTCTTCTTCGCCCGATAGGGCGGGAAGAAGAACGGATTGGCCGGCATGTCCTCAGTTCCGAACTCCTGGCCCAAGGCATAGTCGTAGGTCACCGACTTGCCGCCCGCGAGCTTCTTGCGCCCCCGGGTGTCGCCGGAATTGATGTTGACCTCGCTGTCATAGGTCCGCGACCCGATGGCCCTCGTGGTCCGCGCGCCGCCGGCTTCGACAGTCATGGCGATGCGGTTGGCGTTGGAGGTGTCGGAGAACCGGATCGACGCCCGCAGGTCGCCGTCTTCCACCGGCGCGAAGCCCCGCTGCGAGACCACCAGCTCCGCCGCATTGGACCGCAGCCGCGCCCGAACCTGCTTTCGCACGCCAGGCGGAATGGCCCGCAGCCGGCGGCTGGCGCGCTTGGCGTTCTTGAACCCTGCCATCACTCCCCCCGCACCATCTCGGCCAGGATGTCGATGAAACCCGCCTCGCGGCTGGAAGCCGCCGACTTGATGTCGAACACCTGCGCCAGGTCATGCGCGTTCACCGCCCGCCAGCTGTTGTCGATCGCCCGGGTGGCGGCGAACTCGCGCACCGTGATCACCACGGGCTGGCGCCCGGCCAGCCGCTGGGCCAGCACACCCTCGCCGCCCCGCAGCCAGGTCAGCTGCGCCCAGACGGTCAAGGGCTCGCCCCAGTCCCCCAGGCGAACGCCGTTCGCGTCCGGCTCCCGCTGTGAGAACGAGATCCGGTCCTTGAGCTGGCCGGCGCCCGGCATCAGGCCGCGGACTCCGTGCTCGCCCCAGCCTCGACCTCGGCTTCCGCCTGCGGCCGGGTGGGCGCACCCAGCTCCACCGCATCGCCATCAGCCACCAGCTGGTCGCCCCAGGCCCGTTTGGTCGCGCCGGCCCATCCGGCCTTGAATTTCACCGACGCCCGCCGCCCCGGCAGGGTCAGGATCCGATCGCGCAGCACTTCGATATGCATGACCTCAGTCCTTTCGATTTGAGCCGGCCAGCCCTGCAGCGGGACCCGCTGCGGCTGCGGCTCCGGCGCCGGCGGCGACACCATCCGACCGCCCCCCAGGCTCGCCAGCCAGGCCGCGTCGGGCTGACCCAGCGCCTCGGCCGTCCAGCCGGACATGGCGCGGATCTCCGCCCCCTCGGCCTGGGCGGCCAGGAAGCCCGGCCGGTAGCGCGCGAACTCGGTCCACGGCCCCGGCCAATGAATGTGTCCGTCCTCGGCCGCCATCGGCACGCCGCAGAGGATCGCGCCGGCGCAGCCCAGGCGCTCCAGCGCCACCTGCGCCATGTAGAGGCCGGATGAGCCGTACCAGCCCTGCGGCAGGATCTCGGCCGACACCCCGCGCCGGGCCTTATGCATGAAGAACCGATAGTCGGTGTTCAGCCCCCGCCCCGCCCGCTCGGCCCGCCAGGGCGCACACATCTCTGGATGCAAGGTCACCCAGGCGTCCAACCGCCCCTCATAGGCGATCCCAGCGAAGTTACAGGCGACCACCAGGGCTGGCGCGTCACCGACGAGCGCCCGCGCCCGCTCCAGATCTTCCCAGACCGACCGCGCCCCGCCGAGGCAAAGCGCGATCATGTCAGACGGTCTTGCGGCAATGGGGACCAATAAGCCGGTCGATGTCCTCAGCGTTTGACCCCGGGGGGGCGTACTGATCGCCCACCATGAGCATGATCGCGACCTGCAGCCCGCGCGGCACGTCCTCCGGGGCCACACCCGCGACGTAGGTCACCCTGACGGCGTCCGGCCGTTGATAAACCCCCGGCAGGGTCGCGCCGGGCGCGGGGGCAACATAGCTGCCCGCCGCATCCGTCAACAGCACGTAGGCGTCGGCGGCCAAGGTCTGCAGGCCGCCGGCGCCATCGTAATAGGTTACGGCCTCGATCGAGGCGACGGGGGCGAGCGCCAAGCGCAGTTTCGGCTGGAAGCTGGCGAAATCCTGCCGCCAGGTCTGAGTGACGATCGCCCGCCCCAGCAAGCCTCGATAACCGTCGAGTCGGTCTGTGGCGGCCTCGATCAGGGTGTCGAGGAGGTCATCGTGGTCGCTGAAATCGATCCGCAGGTGGGCCTTCACCGCCGCCAGAGTGACGGGCTGGGCGGCCGGCGCGGCGGTGCGGACGGGTGCGAGCATCACGACTCCTCAAAAGGGAAGAGGGCCGGGCCGCTCAGGCCCGGCCCAGCCATCAGGCGACCGGCGCGTTGGCCGGATGCCCGCGAACGACCATGGCGCCGGCGACGATCGAGGTGCCCGACTGCTTGGTGATGAGGGCGCGCACGTAGCGCTTGTTGCCCACATAGCCCTGCTTGTAGACGCTGGCGGCGGCGAGGCCGGCCGGCAGGGCGCCGAGCAGGTCGGCGGCGGCCACATCGGTGAAGTCCTCGCTGGTCACGGTCACCGACTCCTGCAGGCGGACGTCGTAGAGCCCGGCCGAGGCGATGGCGCCCGTGTTCACGATAAGGGTCGCGCTGTTGAAGCCCTGGAGATCGACCACATCGCCGGCCAGGGTGGCGGTCTGCGCCACCGGGGCCAGCGTCTGGACGACGCTGACGTCAGAATACATGTCCTTCATGGGACTGGCCTTTCAGAGAATTAGAGGGGGTTGGGCTGGGGCGAACGTGGCCGCCCCAGCCGGACGAACCTAGGACGCGGCCACCTTCAGCAGCTTGATGGCCTCGAAGTTGACCACGGCCCCACCCACGCGCTTGGTGGTGTAGAAGTGGACGTTCGGCTTGTTGGTGTAGGGGTCGCGCAGGACCCGGACACCCATGCGATCGACGACCAGGTAGCCCCGGTTGAAGTTGCCGAAGGCGATGGGGAAGGCCCCGGCGCCGACCGCCTGCATGTTGTCGTCGTTGTAGACGGGCTTCTGCAGGATCGTCGCCACCTCGGCCCCGGCGGTCGGCGGCGCCCAGATATAGGCCCCGTCTGCGTCCTTGAACTTGCGCACGGTGGCCATGGTGGCGTCCGACATCAGCCACGACGCCCCGTTCCGATAGCCGGACTTCAGCGCGTAGTAGAGGTCGATCAGACAATCGGCCGGCGAAACCGAGGCGGTCGGGGTCTTGAAGACCGCAGCCTCGCCGGTCGCGACGTAGCCGAGGCCGCCCCACGCATACGACCCGTTGGCGACGTTGGCGTAGGACAGCAGGCCGCGAGGCTTGTTGACCCCGTCGCCGGCCACGAAGGCTTCACCCTCCTGTTCGGCGAACTCGACGCTCACCTCCTCCGCGAGCCAGGCGGCGATGTCGATGCGCCCATCGTCCAGAGCCTTCTGGGTGGTCGCCGGATTGGCATAGAGCTCATGGGCGTTCACCGCGATCTCGCGCAGAACGGGGGTTCCGGTCTCGGGCCGGCTCTCGCGCTCGCCGACCCAGCCGGAGCCGGCGCCGCCCATATTGATCAGCTTCTTGTAGGTATCCGTCGAGATGGAGATGACGCGGGCCAGGGACCGCAGCGTCGAGACCGTGCCAAGAACGCGGTCGATCCCGGCCTCGGTCTCTTCCGGCACCAGATAGCCGCCGTCGGGATCGGAGTCGGTGCGCAGCTTGGCCTTCACCTCAAGGCCATGCAGGTCGTTGTCCACGCCCTTGCGGAAGAAGCGATCGAACGCGGTCGCATGGGCGGCCTTGTCCGGGTCGGAGTCCTTGCCGGCGCCGCCGACGATGGCGGCGGCGGCCTTGGCGTTGGCATCGTCCACGGCCTTTTGCAGCTTGGTGATCTCCGCATTGATGCGGTCCACCTGTTCGGTCTGGACGACGTCGCCCTGACCCTTCTTCAGGTCGGACAACTCCTTGTCATGGGCGGCCTTGAAGTCCTCAAAGGTCTTGGTCAGCTTGTTGACCACATCGAGGACGCTTGCATCGGCGCGCGCGGCGGCGACGCCGCGGAAGCGGCGAGCTTGGGTGTTCATGGGGGCGGCCCTCCTAGGCCGGGGTCATGCAGTCGTTGAGCCGCTTAAGGGCGGCGGCGAGTTGGCCTGCATCGCGCTCGGCCGGCGGATCGCGACTTGCATCACGCGGGGTCGCTGTCAGTTCGGAGAGGATCTCCGAACGGTCGTGGCGGGAGACGCCGGCGCGGGCCAGGGCGGCTTCCGTTTTGCGGCGGGCCATGACGGCCCGGTCTATGGGCGAACTCGCGCTGGCGGCGGCTTCGCTGCGGTCATTGTCGATGACGTCCGCAAAGCCGTTTTCAACCGCCTCAGACGGGCCCATGAAGGTTTCGGCGTCCATCAGCTTGACGATGGCCTGGCGCGCCATGCCGGTGCGGGCCTCGTAGATGTCGGCGATGGCGCTGTCGAAGCCGTCGAACAGGGCGGCCCCGTCGCGCATGTCGTGCCGGTTGCCGACGACGACGCCCCAGGCGTTATGGACCATCATGAATGTGCCGAGACCCATCCGGATCTCGTCGCCGGCCATGGCGATGATGGAGGCCGCGGACGCCGCCCAGCCCATGACCTCGATCGTCACCTTGGCGGGATGGTCCCGCAGCAGGTTGTAGCAGGCGATGCCTTCGAACATGTCCCCGCCCGGGGAATTGATCTTCACCGTGACGTCGTTCTTGCCGATCGACCGCAGCGCGGCGCCCAGGCGCTTGGCCGTGAACCCGCCGCCGGTCCACCAGTCTTCGCCGATCACGTCGTAGATCGAGACGGTGTTGGCGTCGTCGGCCTCGGCCGCCTGCGGGCTCTCGGCCCACTTCGCCAAGACGTCGGACGGCGCGTCCCACTGAAAGTTGGCCGGCTTCTGAAACGCCTTGGCTTCAGGCAGATTGCGGAGGCTCATTTCGACACCGGGGACGTGGCCTGGGGCCGGCTGACGACGCCGCCCGCCAACGCGCCAGCGGGGCGCGGGACGGGCTTAACTATCGCGGGGCGGCTGGTCGGGGTCATCCCGCTCTCCTTCGCTGGGCTGATCGACTTGGATCATGGGGTTTTCGTAGACGTCGCCGCCGTCGATCGGGTTCAGGTCTTCGAGGGCGCGAACGTCGTTCGCCGAATAGACCTTCATCTGGCGGCCCTTCATGTAGGCATCCCAGCGGGCCTTGATATCGCCCTTGACCAGGGCGGCGCGGTTGAAGCGCGCGTACATGGTGGGCTCGGCGTCGGGGACCAGGTCCCTGTTGATCGCCTCCTCCCACATGGTCAGGTGATCTTCGAGCGTATAGGCGACGAAGCCGATCGACTGCTGCTCGATCCCCGTGCCCCAGCTGGTCGACTTCTCTGTGTCGCCGATCATGTGCGGCGGGACGCCAAAGAACATGGCGATGTCGGTGCGGGAGAACTTGCGCGACTCGATCCACTGAGCGTCCTCCGCCGTCATGGCGATGCGCGCATAGGTCATGGCCTCTTCGAGGATGAGGTGCTTGCCCTCCTTCTCGCCACCGGCCCGGAAGTCGTCCAGACTGCTGCGAAGGGTCTCGACACCTTCCTTGCCCAGCCTTCCCGGATGGGAGAGGACGCCGCTGACCCGCGCACCGTTGCGGAAAGTCGTCGCGCCATGGTCTTCCATCGCCAGCGATAGACCGATGGTCTCCCGCGCATAGGTCAGGGCCGAAACGCCGTTGACGCCGTCCAGGGTCAGGCCGACCAGGTCGAACACGTCGGCCTGCTGCAGCGGAACTCGCCGCCCATCCTTGCGGGTGTAGGTATAGCGGATCGACAGGTCGGCCAGCTGCTCACGCTCCACGCGATCGGGGTGCAGCGGGATCAGCTCACGGACCTCCTCGCGCGAGACCACCTTCATGGCGAAGGCATTGCCGCGCAGCAGGAGGTGGGCCTGCATCATTCGGCGGAACTGCGACGGCGTCTGCCAACGGTTCGGCTTGCGGCGGATCAGGCGCCAGAGGGAATGGTCAGAGGCGTCCTCGCGGGTCCGCGCGTCCACCCGGCGCTTGATGTCCAGGGGCAGGGTCGCCACCGCGCCCGAGATGATCCGGACGCAGGCATAGACCGTCGCGACGCGCATCGCCGAATTTGGCGTGACGCTGGCGCCCGAGACCGAGAGGCCGCCCGTCCGCAGGGCGTCGGCCAGCTGGTCCGAGGTCGCGATCAGAACGCCGCCGCCCTGGTCCTGATAGGACGCCCGCGGCTGCGCTGCGGCGGGCTCACTCGCCCACGGCCATTTCCAAAGCGCCATCAGATCTCCTTCAGAGCACCAGGAGCCCGCGCTCGGCGTAGACGGAGTTCCCAGTGCTTTCGGGATTCCGGCTCATCAGCATGGCGGCGTTGAACAGGGCGACCAGCGGGTCGATCTTGGCCCGGCCGGCCGATTGCTTCGTGATCAGGACCGCCCCGCCCCGCACCTCGGCCTTCGCGTTGCCGACACACCAGGTCATCAGGGGCGAGCCGCCATGGCGGAAGGTGCGGTTTTTGAGCTTGATCTCCATGCCCCAGCTGGCCGGGGCGAGCGCCGCGCCCTGGCGGACAGCCGATAGGATCTCGCCCGCGATCCTGCGCTCAGCCAGCTCATCGACCAGGGCGCTGATCGCGAAGGGGTCGAGGCCGATCCCGTACTTTTCCGGGAAGAGCCCGAGCCCATAGATGCGTTCAAGGATCTCGGAAGCCTCGCGGATCGGCGCGAGGGGGTCTTCGGAGATCACCAGATCGCCGGCCTCAGCCAGGTCCTGCAGCTTGCTGGCGATGTCCTTCCGACGGACAAGAACGTCGTCGTGCGCCCAGGCCCGGCCCCAGGCCAGCCAGTCGCGAGTGTCGCGGCACCGGCCGATAACGCCCAGGCCGAACAGGTCATCCAGGCCGCCGCCGTCGATGCCGGCCACCACCACCTCGGAGCGGCGCAGAATCTCGTCCAGCGTCAGGCTCGCGTCGGCGGCGCCTTCCCAATAGTCGGCGCCGGCCCATCGGTCATTGGCCAGCTTCAGGCCGATCTCGACGTTCAGGTGTTTGGCCAGGAAGGTCTGCTTTTCCCCGCCCGTGGCGTGGACAACCTTGCGAAGCTCGCTCTCCAGCCAGGCCAGGTCCACCGACCGACCGAGGTTGGGATTGGTGATGTAGAAGTTCGCCGACAGCAGATAGGCCTCAGCCTCGATCATGGCCTCGGGAAACTCGTAGATGACCGGCAGGCTCTGCGGATCGTCGATCTGGCCGTCGCGCACCTGGCGGAAGTAGGTCAGCTTCGCCTTGAAGACGCCGGCCGGCTCCTCGTCGGACTGGGTGCTGGCCCAGATGATGAAGCCCTCGGGCCGCGAGACCAGGCCGCCCGTCGCCTCTCGCAGCATGGCGTCGGCCTTGGGCCGCTTGCCGAACACCCAGAGTTCGTCGACGAAGACGAAGCCGGCCTTCTTGCCTGAGATCGTCTCGGCGTCGGCGGCGACCACCTTCAGGACCGCCGAGGTGCGCCGATGGGTGATCGTGCGGGTGTGTTCCTGGATGTGCATCAGCACAATCAGCTCGGGATCCTCGCGGACCATGTCACGGGCCGGCTGGAAGGCGTTGTTCGCCACCTCCAGGGTGGGCGCGAGCAGCAGCAGCTCGGCGGAGTGGCGCCAGTTCCGGACCAGGGCCGTGACCATGATGCCGGCCGCCAGGGTGGACTTGGAGTTCTTCTTGCTGATCAGTAGAAAGAACTCGCGGATCAGGCGACGGCCGGTCGCCGCGTCATAGGCCCCGAAGATCGCGGCCACGAAGTCGAACACCCAGGGCTCGCAGGCCTCGCCGAAGGTCGGCTTGCCGGGCGCGTCGACGATCCGCAGGGACTTGAAGACCGCCAACGCCTCGGCCGCCTCGTCGGCGAACAGCGGCGACGGGATCAGCGAGCGGCGGGTGACGATCCGGTCCCGCCAGTCGGGACACGCTGTCGTCCAGGTGGGCGTCATCAGTTCAGCTTGGGCGCCGGCGGGGTGGCGTACCGCCCTTCAACCAGCATCGCCGCTGCCTGGCGCTCCTCCTTCTTGCCGAGCGGCGCCTCCCGCGGCTCCTGCGGCGTGCGGTTGCGAACCGATCGGTCTGCCTCCCGCTCCTCACCCTTGGCGAACTCTTCGCGGACATATCGGGCGGCGCTTGTCTTGCCCGCCATCGCCTCCGCGAACTGCTTCTCCAGCAGCAGCGCCCTGGCCAGAGCTGGGCCGTCATTGAGCTCTCGAAAATAATACTTCCGCAAGGTGGGTGCGCTTAGCCCCACGCGGGTTGCAATCTGCTCCTCAGTCGCGCCGCCGGCCCGAAGAACTGCAACCTTTTCCGCTATTTGTGGGATTCTCTTGTGCCTCTTGCGCCCTCGCGGGTCCCGCGGCGCGACCCACGGATCGCCGAACAGGTCCTTCGGTCCCTCGGATTCCTCAGCCATCAGAAATAAAATCCCTGAGTGAAAGGGGGCGCGGTCTCCGAAGGAGGGGGTCCCCAGACTTTTGCCCCCCCGGGGGTCGGCCGGGCCGGGTCAGGTCCAGACGCCGCGATGGTGCAGGCTGGCCTGCTCTTCGCGCTGGATCTCGCCGTCGTGGACCGCCTTGGTCACCGTCTCCAGGTTGTCGGAATCCCAGAACAGCCGCTCGTCGCCGCGATGCGGGCGCTTGTGGTTGACCGTCGGGCTGTCGGGCGCCGGGTACTTCCCGCCGCAGATCACCCCGGTGCGCTGGCAGGTGTAATTGTCCCGAACCAGCACCTCCAGGCGCAGGGCGCGCCAGCGGGCGGTCTTGTACCACTTGCGCCAGGGCTCATCCCGCTGGGGCGCCGCCCTCGCCTCGCCATTCGGCGCAGCACCCAGCCTGGCAGGGGCTTGCTGCAGGCGAGAGGGGGCCGAGGTCAGCTTACCCACGGGCGCGCCCGCCCAGACATGCGAACGGCGTTCGCGTTGAGAGTGTGGAGGGGTGGTGAACGGCTACCGCACCGGGGCTCAAGAGAGGTCCGGTGCGCATCAGTTTGTCTGCGGCTTCGCAGGGGCATCGCCCAACCGCCTGATATCGACCGTATGGACCGAATCACGCCCTAGAAGCCCTGAAACTAGGATCATCACGCGGCGCGCGTCAACACGCTCCGTCACCAGGGCGTCGACCAGGTCATCCAGGACCACCCGCTGCCCCGGCTCGAACGACCGCGTGACGGTGTCCTCCGCCAGGCCCAGGCGGATATAGCCGCCATCTTCACGGGCCATGATCCGCTTCACGAACACATCCTTGACCGGCGACACGTAGCCCCCGCTCAGGCTGCAGCCCAGCACGCCGGCCACCCCATAGGTGGAGAAGATCTCACGCCAGTCATCGACCCGCTGCGGCACCCGGACGAACAGGTAGTTCATCAGGAACGGCTTGGCGCTGACCACCCCGTTCCGCTCGAAGAGCTGCATGGGCAGGTAGACCGGGTAGCCCTGCCGAACCAGCTCGCTCTTGGCCCGCACCGGCTGGCCGGGCTTGGCCTGAACGCAGATCCAGACCGTGTTCGGGGCGAAGTCGTCGAGGGCGGTCATGTTCGGAGGTCCTGCTGGGGTCTGGTCGGGAAGCGTCGTCGCGGGCGGTCTGAGGCCTGGGCTCATGGCGACCTGGCCAGCGTCACGCCGGCGGCCCGCAAGGCCGGCCCCAGCTCCCGCTCCACCGTGGTCACGGCAAACCCGGTCCGCAGGCTCAGCGTCCGCGCCGCCCCGTCCCACTGGGCGTCCCGCAGCCAGCTCGCCCGCCAGGCCGGCGTCCTGGCCGCAAACACCGCCTCGACCTCGTCGGGCAGGGTCAGCGCCGCCCCACGCCCAGCCTGCGGCGCCGCAGGCCCCGCCGCCGGCTCCGGCAACCAGCCCCGATAGCGCCCCTCGCCCAGCCAGCGCTGCAGGCCGACTGGCCCAAAGTCCCGTTTCTTGAGGATCGGATCGGCCGCGTATCGGGCCGCCGCCGCCGGCAGGGCCGCCACGTCCACGCCGGTCTCGAACAGCCGGATCAGCGCGGCCCAGGCCTGCTCCTGGACGGTGAACCCCAGGCCCTTCTGCGGATAGGCGGCCTCGATGGCGGCGAACACCGCCTCCAGCCCCTGCCCCGGCCCCCCTTGACCGCGAGCATCGCGATCGCGCGCGCGCTCAGAAGAGTCGTCAGACTCTTCTGTAGGTTCCTTAGGTTCATATACGGGTGCAGCCAGTTGCACCCCAAAACGCGAATTCTTGCACCCCAAATCCGCCTCGGGTGCAGAATTTGCACCCCAAATCTTGCGCTCATCCAGGCCCTTCACACCGGGCGCCAGGCGATAGATCGGCACCGGCCGGGGATAGCGCCCCTCGGTCATGTGCTCCTTGCCGGTGCGCTCGATCAGGCCCGCGCCTTCCAGGTCCCGCAGCCGCGTCTGCACCGTCCGTTCGGACACGTTGACGCTGACCGCCAGGGTCTTGACCTTGGCCCAGCCACAGCACTCCGCGTCTGCGAACTGGGCGAGCTTGTAGAGAATGAACTTGGACACCGGGTCCAGCTCGCCCCGGTCGTCCACCCAGGCCAGCAGCCGTTCCTTGACGCCAGACCCGCTCATGGCGGGCCATCCCCGGCCGCGCCCTCGCCGGCCAGCAAGGCCGCCTGCAACGCCGCGCCCGTCCGCGTCAGCCGCCAGCGCACCGGACGCCCGCGCCCCTCGGCCTTGCCCTCCAGGCAGGCCAGGCCCTGGCTCAGCAGCGAGCGCAGCCCATCGCCGGTCCGCGCCGAGTTCAGCGCCGGCGAAAGCCCATCGGCCGCCAGCGCCGCCACCACCTCGCCCACCACGAACGCCCGGGCCAGCGGACAGGCCGCCAGCACCCGCCGCACCTTCGGCCCAGGCCCCCGCCGCACGCCGATGGACGCTGACGGCCCCATCTCCCGGCTGGCCGGATGGCCGAACGCCGCCAACGGCGCGCCCGCCTCATAGGCCTCCTCAGGGTCCAGATCGGCCAGCAGCCCCCAGGCGAACGCCTTGACCGCCGCAGGGTCCAGCCGCACGCACAGGGCCGGCGCAGCGCCCCGCTCGCCCGCCCCCAGCACCGTCACCAGGACCCGGCCGTCCTCCAAAACCTGATGGCGCAACCGCGCCGATACGCCCCCACTCATGATCGCCTCAGGTCCGCAGACCTATGATCACGAAGGTCGCCGCCTCATCGGCTGGGTCGAGAATCTTCAGGGGGTCATTCGCCCCACCTAGCTCCATCACCACGCGCTCGCCGCCGATCACGCCGACGATCTCCCGCAACAGCGTGCCGTTGAAGCCAATGGCTTGGGCCTCGCCGTTGTATTCGACCTCCAGCGTCTCCTCGGCGTCACCGCCGTTGCCATCCCGGGCCGTCAGCACCGCCTGCCCTGAGGCCAGATCCAGCCGCACCGCCCTGACCTTGTCCGTCGTGACCAGGACCACGCGCTTTAGGCCGGTGGCCAGGTCCGTCTGATCGCACTCCAGCCGCCAGGGATTATCCCGCGGGATGACGCGGCCGTAGTCGGGATAGGACCCGTCGATCAGCTTTGTGATGATCTCGACGGCCGCCGTGCGCAGCCGAAACAGCCGCCCGTCTGTCCAGATGTCCACCGGGCCACCCATGTCGCCCAGCGCTCGCCGGATCTCGCCGACCGCCTTGCGTGGCAGGATGACGCCCGGCGCATCAACCCAACCGTCCGGACACGGCGCGACCAATCGGGCCAGGCGCGCGCCGTCCGTCGCGACCGCCACCAGCTGGCCGTCCAGAACGTGCAGATAGAGGCCGCAGAGATAGTACCGGGTCTCGTCGGAACTCATGGACGGGCCGACCTTGTCCAGCATCTTGGCCAGGACGCGGGCCTCAATCTGCGCCTCAGACCCCGCCCCGCCCTTGTCCAGGTGCGGGAAGGCGGCCGGATCATTGGTCGGCACCTGATACCTGGACCGACCACACCGCACGGTCAGCCGCGCCGGCGCGGCCTGCTGGATCAGCGACACCTGCCCGCCAGCCGGCAGGTTGCGGAAGATGTCGTGCAGCCGCGTGGCCGATGCGGTCAGGATGCCCGGGCTCTCCACTTCGGCCGGAAACGCCGCCCGGGCCTCCATGTCCATGTCGGTCCCGGAAAGGCGGATCTCGCCCTCGCCCACCTCCACCAGCAGGTCCTGCAGGATGGGGATGGTGGTCCGGCTGGCGACGACCGACTGGACGCGCGCGATGGCCGCCACCGCCGCGTCCCGCTCCACTGTTGCTTTGAGCGTCGCCATCAGTCGTAATCCGCGTCAAAACCGCCATCGCCGGCGACCTGACCCTGCAGGTCGTCCAGCGCGATCAGGGCAGCCTCGCCCCAGGTCTGCGCCCATTCGGCAAACAGCGCCTCTTGCGCCGCCTTGGGCGCAGCCGCGGCCGCGTCCAGCGCGTGCCGCGCATCCTTCAGCGGTTCGTCCAGGGTGAGGTCCCTGACCGTCGTCGTCATCGCGCTCATGGCGCGTCTCCTTCTGGTGAAAACAGGTCCGGCCCCTTGGGCCGTGCGCCGAACAGTCGGGCGTCGTCAGGCCGCTCCAACTGCTCGCGAATCCGGTACGGGATGCCGAAGTCCGGCAGGCCGGCCCAGCCGACCTGTTGCTGCAGGACGCGGCGGACCTCCGTCAGCCACGCCGGCTCCGCCTCGGGACGCATCCAGAGGTACCAGGCATAGCCCGTCGCGGTTCCGCCCGAGACCTCCCAGCGGCCCAGGTGCATCGGCGCCCGCCGGAAGAACGTGGCCTTGCAGGACGCTGGCCGACCCCCGAAGAACAGCGGCTCGCGCCCCTCCGTCTCGAAGAAGCCCGCCCGCGCCAGGATCGCCACCCCGCGCTTGGCGCGACGAAGTCCGGTCTCGACGAACTCAGCCGCCTTGCTGAACGGCGGGTTGGTGATGATCCAGTCGACGTCCTCGCAGCGCGTGGCTGGATCGAGAAAGTCGAGCACCATGCTCTGACCGGGCCAGCCGTGGTCATGAATGTCCGTCGCCACGACCAGGTCGAAATAGTCGGCTAAGCCATGGGCCATGTGCCCCTGACCGCAGGCTGGCTCCCAGCACGTCCGGGCGTCGGGATCGATCCGCGTGATCAGCTCGCCCCCGGCCCGCGCGGCCCAGGGCGGCGTGGGGAAGAACTCCAGCCGCCGCCACAGGGCCACCTGGTCGGAGTCGGCCTCCACCTCGCCCCGCGCCCGGTCGGCCATCACGGCCCCGGCGCCCTCCGGCCGCCCGCTCATCCCTTCACCAGCTTCCAGCGCTGGTCCCGCCGCCCGCTTTCGGGCATGGGGCCGGGCTCGATCGCGCCCTCATGGGCCAGGCGGGTGATCTCGCGCCCCACCAGCTCTTCCTTGGCGTCCAGCACCGTGGCTAGGCCCCGCGGCGTCCCAGGCGCGCGGCCCAGGGCGTCCAGGATCCGCGCCCCCAGCGGGGCGGACGGCGTCGGGTCGCCCCGATAGATCACCGGCATGGGCTTGAAGGGCGCCGCGACGATGGGGTCAGGCCGCCCCGCTGCCGCGACATCGATGCCGAACCGCAGCGCCAGGGCGCCGTCCGCGGCGACACGCTCTGAGGTCAGGCTGGCGTGGCTCACAGGCTCAGGCGGCGGCTCAGGCAACAGCTCCGGCTCAGGCTCAGGCTCTCCTGCCCCCTCCGCCGCCTCATCTTCCAGCACCAGCCCCACGGCCTCGATCACCGCGGCCAGCGCCTCGCGATACCGGCCCTTCTGGTTCGCCTTGGCCCCCTGGATTGTCCCGGTCGGCATGCCCAGCATCCGCGCCAGCCCCGCCTCCTGCGCACCCGTAGCCCGGGCCAGGCCGACAATCGCCGGCGCCAGGCATCGCCGCGCCCCATAGCGCCGCGCCCCCTCCCCGGTCAGCACCGCCACCGGGTCATCCCCATAGGCCCGGGCCGAGGCCACCACGGCCCAGGCGACCGCATCGGCGCTCACCACCACATCCGCTCGGCCTCTGGCCATCTCAGTCCTCCCCGATCCGGCGTTTCCAGGTTTCCACCTGCGCCAGCGTGTCCTCGGTCAACAGCTGCTCCAGCCCCCGCGCCGCCTGGGCGGCCACCCGCCCCAGGATCTCGCGCTCCAGGCCCCGTTCGGCCCGCACCAGGCCGCCGGCCGCCGCAATCAGGGCGTCCTTCAGCGCGCCGGCGCTGGCATAGGGCAGCGGGAAATGGGTCGTCCGGGCCTGGCCCAGGGCATGGGCGAACACCGCCTGCGCCTGCCGGTCGGCCACGGCGTCGCCGGCCTCCCCTTGCGTCTCCGCATAGGCCACGGCCTGGGCCAGAAAGCCCTGCCACCACGAACGCCGTTCGCCAAAGGACAGGACGGGGCTGCGGGCATGGCGGCGGTTCATGGGGCGGCCTCGCCCTCTTCGGGATCACGCCCGCGGATATGGGGCGGATAGAAGTCCCGCTCGGTCACCTGGCCCTCTGTCAGCGCTGTGATCCGGGCCAGCACGTCGGCCCCCGGAACCGATCGGTCGGGGTGGCCGAACTCCAGGCAATAGCGGCGCACGGCCTCAGGCGTGACCTCCAGCCGCTTGGCCACGTGGGGCGGGCGCAGCTTTCGCGTCCACAGCCAATGGGCCAGCTTGGGCCGCTCGACGGGCTCAGGAATGGTGTTCATCCGGCGTCTCGAATCATGAGGCCAGAAGACAAGAACTGATTTGTTGCTTTTCGCAACCCACAGGTTGGGCTAAACGCCAACCGTGCTGTCACTCGCCCCACACCCCTATCCGCCTAGGTTCGCACCTATGGCGAGAGAATCGGTGGATACCCCGGAAGCGAAGCTATTGGGCGACGCCCTGCGCGCCCTGCGCAACCGTCTGAAGATCAGCCGCGACGTGGCAGGCGAGCGCATCGGCATCAGCGCCGAAGGGTGGCGCAAGTACGAGATTGGCGCTGCCAAGGCGATCTTCAGCCCTGACACCCAGATCCGCCTGACCAATGCGCTCCAGGCCACCCGCGAGGATCTGCTCGAGGAGCGCGCCCGCCTGGCCGGCGAGGATCCGCCGCCACGCGCCGCGCCGACGCCGGCCGAACGCACCAGCTGGGCGCAGGCCCGCGCCCCGGAGCTGACCCTGCTGCCGATCCGCGACACCGTCCAGGCGGGCGCCTGGCTGCTCGCCGACGACTACCGCCAGGATACGCCGGCCAGCCACCCCGTGGCCCGCGACCCCCGCTTTCCCCAGGCCGCCCAGTGGCTGTCTGAGGTCCGGGGCGACTCCATGAACAAGCTGAACATCGTCGAAGGCGACCTGGTCCACTGCGTGGACGCCGTCGAGCTCGGCTACTATCCGCGCACCGGCGACGTGGTCGAGGTGGAGCGCCTCCGCTTTGGCGGCCAGGAGCGGGAGCTTACGCTGAAGCAGGTCGAGGTCGGCCCCGACGGCGTCTTCCTCTGGCCCCGGTCCACAAATCCGCGCTTTCGCAACGCCCTAGTGCTGAACGATGGCGCCGACGCTGGCGAGGAGATCGAGGTGCGGGTCCGCGCCCTCGTGGTCGCCGCGATCCGGCGGCTTTAGCCGGCCACGGCCAGCGGCGCAGACGCGCTCAGCTTGACCCCGAAATGGCCATGGCCGTCATCATCGGCCCAGCCGCCGACGATCCGCGCCGGCGCCCCCGCCGCCACAAGGCCCAGGCCCAGGCGCTCCAGCTCGCCGCGATAGATGCGGGCCGAGGTCCGATCCAGGTGACCCACCAGCCGCCCGTCGATCTCCACCTGGACCGCCAAGGGATCGTGCGGGTTGTCATCAACCGGACGCAGCACGGCGAGCGCGGGCGCGTTCTGACCATCCTCTGACTTGCCGCCGCACAGGTCCCAGAGCACGTCCTGATAGTGGCTCTCGCCGACCACATTGAGGCTCGCCCGCTGCCCAGCCTCCGCCTTGGCGGATCGCAGGCGCGGCCCGTCGAAGGCCGCGCCGAGCGCGGGCGCCTTGGTCTTGCTCTTGGTCTTGGCCTGAGGGGATCGCGCCTGGGCGACCGGCACGGTGGCGCCCTTCGGCTTTCGACTCTGCGTCCAGACGATCGCCAGCACGGCCACCGCAATTACCAGGAGCACCACAGTCTCGGCCAAATTCGCCTCCCCAGGCCTATTTTCTCCAACCTTCAACGCCGTGGCAGGACGCGCAACAGGCGACGCGGCGGCGACCAACCAACCCAACCCTTGGGGTGCGTCGCGCCGATAGTTGTGTTCTGGGAGTTGACACCCCAACCTAATAGTTGTGATCTCCACCTCGCCCCGCGCCGACCCTCTCGGTCATTCCGACTGCGAGTTCCGATGGAAACGGCGTCTGTGTTGAAGCTGCGATCCGACCTTCGGGTGTGATCGGCGCGGGGCGGGACGCTTGCCCATGTCGGTCGTTCTGCCCTTTCCCGCCCCTCCCCTGCCCTTCGCCCGTCCGGCCGATGACACCGTCGTGGTCTTCCACAACGGCCAGGGCCTGCGCTTCGACAGCCCCGCGGCCATGCGCCGCTCGGTCCTCGACGCCGAGCTGCCGGAGATCCGCGCCGCCCTGGACGGCCTGGAGGCCCGCGCTGCCGAGCTGCAGGGCCAGGCCCAGGCCGCCGCCAAGGCCGCCCTCTCCCTGTCGCGCGACCTGACCGCCGAGCGCCAGGCGCACGCCGCGCGCCTCAGGGCCGAGCGCAACGCGAACGCCGTTCGCCTCCGCGACACCGGCGTCGCCTGCCTCGCCGCCGGTATCGGCCTCGGCCTGGTCATGGCCGCCGTCCTGGGGCTCGGCTGACCATGGAAAAGGTCACCTGCGGCTTCTGCCTCACCCCCTTCGCCCCGGGCGCCGAGCGCCTGGCCCTGACCGATCGCCGTCGCTGGGTCGGCGTGCGGGCCGGCGTCGGCATGTGGTCGGCCCCCCTGGACCGGGTCATGCTCGACCTGGCCCAGCGCCTGGGCGCCGCGCCGGGCGCGCTCACCGTCCATCAGGGCGCAGGCCCGCCGGGCGACCACGCCGACATCGAGATCCGCGGCCCCGCCCGCGCCTCGGGAGCTGTCGAGGTCCTGGCCCTGGTCGCCCACGGCCTCACCGCCGACCAGGCCCGCGCCGGCCTCGCCGCCGCCGCCCGCCTGCTCCGCCCCAGCCAAGGCCGCCTCGCCCAAGGCCGCGCCGCATGAGCCGCCGCCAGCGCCCGAAGGGCCGCCTGTTCAACGCCGCCTATGCCGACCTGCTCGAACTGGCCGGCGTCATCGCCGCCGTCTTCCTCGCCGCCGGCGCCCTCGCCTTCATCCGCCACCTGACCGGAGCCTGACCCATGGCCCTGACCCCATTGATCCTCCAGAACGCCGAGGTCCTGCGCGCCCTGGCCGACGGCGAACACGCCTCCAACAAGGCCATGGCCGCCGCTCTCGACCGCGACGACGCCAACCTCGGCCGCTCGCTGCGCGCCCTCCAGGCCGCCGGCCTGGTGACCGAGGCCTCGCATCGCGGCGAACTGACCCCGGCCGCCCAGGACGCCCTGGCCGCCCTGGACCGCGCCGACCGGATCGACGCGGACGGCGCCCCCGCCGAACCCATGCCGCCCGGCTTCGCCCTCATCCCCCACCAGCTGATCGTCCCCGACGGCCTCAACCCTCGGAAACACTTCGACGAAACCGAGCTGGCCGAGCTGGCGGAATCCATCGCCCAGGACGGCCTGCTGGAGAACCTGGTGGTCCGGCCGGCCGAGGCCAGCGAGTTCACCAGCCACCCCACCCACCGCCTGGTGGCCGGCGAACGCCGCTGGCGCGCCCTGCGCCTGCTGATCCAGGCCGGCCGCTGGGACCAGCCCATCCCCTGCAAGATCGTCGAGATCGACGACGCCGCCCACCGCCGCATCGCCCTGGTGGAGAACCTGCAACGCAAGGACCTGCGCCCGATCGACGAGGCCCAGGCGCTGAAAGACCTGATGGAGGTCACCGGCCAGGGCACGGCCGAAGTCGCCAAGGAAATCGGCTTCACCCAGCGCTTCGTCCAACAGCGACTGCAACTGCTGGCCCTACCGCCAAAGACCCAGGAACAGATCAACGCAGGCGCCCTGACCCTGGAGCGCGCCCGCGAGGAGATCGCCCGCATCAACCGCGCCACCGAGGCCGCCGAGAAGCGCAAGCTGGCCCCTGACGAGCTGCTGGCCCTGGCCGAGATCTTCACCGCCGGCGAGCGCCACGGCCAACGGCTGCAAAGCTGGTATCCCGCCACCTGGGTCCCGGTCGGCCATCGCGCGCTTGAGGATGGCGACGTCCTTCACCGCCTGGAA